AACTTAACTATTCATCATATAAAGTTTGAGTTAGAATCTACTGACGCTAACGGTTATCCTATTTATAAAAGAGATAAAGATGGTAGTTTTATAGTAAAAGGAGTAGAAAAGATAAAATTACCTTATCTTAAGAGTGAAGTTATTTCAATAATAAAACATCGCGGATGAAACTATTTGACGTAAAAAATAAAGTACTTATTCCTACAGAGCATTGTTATGCTTTAGATTTTCTTAAAGAAATAATGGAAGAATACCCTGATTGTTATATAGAAGTATATAAGTATATCTTTTATATGGGTTCTATAAGTGCTGACGAAAATCCTTTTTTTAATGTACCTGAAGATGATAAAGAAGAAATAATTTTATCGGAAATAGATAGTTCTTGTTTTTCTACAGAGGAGTTAACTATACAAAATGCTCTAGAAAAATACAGACAGCTAGAACAAACTCCTACTCTACGCGCGTACATAGGTATTAAATCTATGTTAGATAGACTATCTGATTATATGTCTAATACAGCAATTTCTCACGGAAGAGATGGTAATATTACAGCATTGCTTTCTGCAGCTGAAAAATTTCATAAAATAAGAGAGTCATATAAAGGAGTTTATAGAGATCTTATGGATGAACAAAAATCTCGTGTACGAGGTGATAGAGCAAGAGGTTACGATCAATGATACAAAACTTTTATTTTACAGATATTCCTACTTGGGACAATGGTACTTGGACAAAAACTACTTTTGAAAACAAAGTAGATTTTATAGAATTTTGCGATTCCTTGTTTAAGCAACCTGGTGAATATAATTTTAATGAAACTACTGCTCGTCTTTTTAATGAACAAGGTTCTTTCTTTGAAAAGAATCAATTTTACACAGATGCTCCTTACAAGAGTGCTGATTATATTAAATACTGGGACTTTGAAAAAGCTAAATGCAGAAAGGGTCTTATTATTAAACTGGGAAAAGATACTTGGTATTTAACAAGAGCCTACTACATGTGGCTTAATTTTTTACCAATCTTTGATTAAATAGATAATAAGTACGCTTTCCCTAAAATTTGGGATACTCAGTACCATATGAGACTTTATGATTTTAGAGCTGAATTAAAAGGTCTAAATTCAGTCTGTATGAAGAAGCGTCAGATTGCTTACTCCTACCAAATGTGTGCGGAGATGATTACTGAGTTTTGGTTTGAAGAAGGTTCTATTCTTAAAATAGGTGCTTCTGATAAAGGTTACATTAGTGACGAGGGTACTTGGAAATACTTAAACGAGTATAGAGATTTCTTAAATCAACATACTGCTTGGTATCGTCCTACTAATCCAGGTGGAGTTTTGCACTGGGAACAAAAAGAAGAAGAAACTATAGGAGGTAAAAAACAAACCTTTGGTAACAAGTCTATGATTCTGGGACGAAGTTTTGAAAAATCTCCAACAAAAGGTGTGGGTGGTAGATGTCGTAAATTCTGGTATGAAGAGGGTGGTATTGCTCCTACTGCAGATAAAACCTTCAAGTACTTAGAACCTGCTCAAAGACAAGGACAAATTAAAACCGGTATTTTTTATCTAGGAGGTTCTGTAGGGGAACTTGACAAATGTGAACCTCTGAAAAAATATTTACTACGTCCTATTGAAAATAAGTTTTTGGGTGTAGAGCATAAGTTGATGGACTCAAAAGGTACAGTTGCTGTTACAGGTTTGTTTATTCCTGAGCAATGGTCTATGCCTCCTTTTATAGATGCTTATGGTAATTCATTAGTACAAGAAGCATTAGAAGCTTTAGATAAAGATTACGAAAAACTTAAAGAAAATCTAGACCCTGCAGAATATCAACTTGAAATTTCTCAGCGTCCTAGAAACATAGAAGAAGCGCTAGCTAGTAGAAAAGAATCTAAATTTCCTTTACATATATTGCAAGCGCAGGAAATGCGTATTGCTAACAAAGAGTATAGTGTAGAATATTTAGATCTTGATCATAACGAAAAAGGTGAGCTTGAAGCTAAAAGAAGTATGCGTTATCCTATTATGGACTTTCCTGTAAAGAAAGAACAAAAAGATAAACGAGCTTGCATTTCTGTATGGGAAAGACCTTGTAAAGATCCTTCCTTTGGTCAGTATTACGCTTCTATTGACCCTGTTTCTGAAGGTGCTACTACTACCTCAGATTCTCTTTGTTCTATTATAGTCTACAAAGCACCCACAGAAGTTACTGTGTATGAGGAAGATGGTACATCTAGAACTGAAATAGAAGGTGATAAAATTGTTGCTACTTGGTGCGGTCGATACGATGATATTAACGAGACACATCAGCAGTTGTTAAATATTATTACCTGGTACAATGCGTGGACTATTATAGAAAACAACGTACCTATTTTTATTACATACATGATTCTTAAAAAGAAACAGCACTTTTTGGTACCTAAAGATAAGATGCTGTTTTTGAAAGAGTTAACCGCTAATTCTACAGTAAGATCTGAATATGGATGGAAAAACGTAGGTGTTATTTTTAAAACTCACCTTTTAAGTCACGCTATTGAATATGTAAAAGAAGTCATAAACGAGGAGCATGCTACTACAGGTAAAGTAGTAAAACGTGTTTACGGAGTAGAAAGAATACCTGACCCTATGCTTATTAAGGAAATGAAAGCGTATGTGGATGGTTTAAACGTGGATAGACTTGTAAGTTTTTGCGCTCTTGTAGCTTTTATAAAAGTTCAGACTGCAAATAAGGGTTTTGCTAAAAGAGTTATTAATAAAGATTTGGATAAGAATAAAGATTTGTATAAATTGAAAAAGAGTCCTTTTAAGCATTTTGGAGGGATGAAACAATCTATTAGGAAATCTCCTTTTAAAAATATAAGATGAGAGTAGTTAACGCACTGCAAATAAAACAGGGAGCCAAAGTTGAAAGAAATAATAGACTTGGTCTTATAGTACAACCTTTACAATTTCTCCCAGAGAAGGAAAAAGATGACGTTTGGTTAGCGTCTTGTGTAGATTATTTTGAATGGCAGGGTATTAAACAAATATCTAGAAATGCTAAAAGATTACTCAAAAACTATAAGTTAGCTAGAGGTATTATTGATAGAAACGACTATATCGTAGATGAAACATCGGATACTGCAGAATTGGTAGATACCCTAAACTTTCAATACGACGGTGCTAATGAATTAAAATTCTATCCTATTATTCCTAATGTAGTTAATGTATTATGTGCTGAATTTGCTAAAAGAAACAATACAGTTTCATATAGAGCAGTAGATGATACTTCCTACAACGAGCAGTTAGAAGTTAAAAAAGAAATGGTAGAGGAAGCTCTTTTTGTTAAAGCTCAACAAAAAATAGCTGCTGCTATGGTAGAACAGGGGGTAGATCCTAATGACCCTGAAGTTCAAGAAGCTCTTAGTCCAGAAAAAATTCAATCAATGCCTGAAATAGAAAGTGCAATGACTAAAAGTTATCGCTCTATGTGTGAATTATGGGCACAGCATCAGCATAATGTAGATGTTGAACGGTTTAAAATGGATGAATTAGAAGAGAGAGCATTTAGAGATAAGTTGATTACAGATCGTGAATTCTGGCATTTTGAAATGCAAGAAAACGATTATAAAGTAGATATATGGAATCCTATTACTACTTTTTATCATAAGTCACCTTCTGTCCGTTATACTTCAGAAGGTAATTATGTAGGAAAGATTGATGTGATGACTGCTTCTGATGTTATTGATAAATACGGTTATTTGATGACTGAAGAAGAATTAAGAAGTATAGAACTTAATTATCCTGTAAAAGGAGCTACTTATGCTATGCAGGGTGTTCAAAATGATGGTTCTTTTTATGATCCTACCAGAACACACGAATGGAATACTTCAATGCCATCTTTAGGGTACCGTCAGTTCTTGTCGGTGCACGATGATTTTATTTATGGTGGTGACCCAATATGGGCAGTCTATGCAGAATCAGAAGATCTTATTAATACAGGTAATGCTTATTTTGTAAGGGTTACTACAGTATATTGGAAGACACAAAGAAAAGTTGGTCATCTTACTAAGATTACAGAAGAAGGAGAAGTAATAGAAAAAGTTGTAACGGAGTCATATAAAGTAACAGATAAACCTCTTTATGACGCTACCTTAAAAAAAGAAAAAACTTCTGAGACTTTAATTTTTGGTGAACACATAGAATGGTTATGGATTAATGAAGTTTATGGTGCTACCAAAATAGGACCTAATAGACCTTCATTGTGGGGTATGAATAATCCAGGTGGTTTTAATCCTATTTATTTAGGAGTAGGAAAAGATAAACCTGGTAGATTAAAATTCCAGTTTAAAGGTAATAATAACTTATATGGGTGTAA